AATCTTACCAGTACGGGGAAGATATTTCAAACACCGAGAAAGAATATCTACAACTTCCATTTGATGACCAAAGTGAGTCAGAACATCTTCCTGAGTATAACAGAGACGGATCTTCTTCTTATTGAATGCGGCTTTGGTACATACAAAGAACTTACCATTGGCAGGATTAGTACCCCAAACCAAAGACATACCATCCATCTTCATGGAGATGTGAGCACGATCATACAGAAGATCGAAGACTTTAAGGTCTCCAGTCAGGAGTAGATCTTCTGGGTGTTCGATATGGGTTTTTGTCATAATGTAGTGTGGTCTCGTACTATAGTGGACCTTTCAAGGTGAGATATTCTGTCAGGGGAGAACTACCCAAACTTTTTCACCATTTCTATTGATGATATGGTTGTCAACATATTGATTTGTCCTGTCAACTGTCCAACCAGTTTCATTCTTTACATAAGTTTTAGCCTCAGAGACTGTATTAAACAGTCTCATCATCTTCTGTGTCATTTTAGAGCCTTTGCAGCTGCATGTGCTTTAGCAGTTAGTTGAATTGCCTCTTTCTTATTTGGTTTTCTACCATGTTTCTTTTCAAAGTCAGAACGTAGTTGTGACTTTACATCCTTTCTACTTTGACCAGTTTCTTTATTACGAGCAGCATCTCTTTCTTGTCTTGTCATACCACCACCATCAGCAGTTTTCCAACTACGACGTGGTTTTGATTCTGTCTTTTTAGGTTCAGGTTTCTTTGTCTTCAGGAGTTCTGTTGCTTTCTTTTCTGCGTCTTTGGATGATGTAGATGTTGACTTAACTTCACCACCAGCCTTTCTTGCTGCAATTCTTGCACGTGCTGCCTTCTTTCTTTCTTCCTTAGCAGCATCTAATTGTGCCTGTCTTGCAGAACCACGTTCTTTCTCAGGTTGTTGTTCTCTTTGACTTTTAGTAACACTTCTCTTAGGCATTGAACCCTGTGGTTTATACGTCACAGGTTCAGATTTACCACCACCAACAGCCTTCATTCTGGGTTTTACACCAGGCTTTCTACGTTCTTCGGTAGATCTTTTCTCACGTTCTCTACGAACAGTTGAACCAGAAAGATCTGGATCATATGAGGCTTCAGAAAGAAATTGTTGAAATGTTTTCATTCTTCTACAACAGTAGCTGTTCTAAATGCACCCGTCTTACCATCAAGATTAGCAACTTTCTTGTCTAATCCTTCACGAGTAGCAAAAGTTACCTTTTCTGACTCTTGGTCAGTCCATCTATTACCACCTGCAAAATACAGTGTAATAGAAGAATCAATCACAGATGGTTTAGTACAGTAAAAAGCCATGATTGGAGGGTGATAATAAGATTATTTATCACCCATGATAATATCAGGAAAAGAAACAGTCTGGGACTGACAAATCCTCAACATAAACGTCTACACTTTCCCCACCTTCAAGGTCCATGAGTTTGGACCAATCGAGATTGTGAGGATTAAAATCGTCCATTACATCCAACTCAAGAGTGACACGATAACGGGTCTTTTGTGGGAAATAAGTGGCAGACATGAGAACTCCTGATTGACTACCATAAGACTATAGGTTATTTAGGAGCCAATGTCAAGGGAACTGTGCCAGTACTACAACTGGTGAACCAAAGATTCTTTACGTTTCCTGCAATAATAAACATATTTGTTACAATCAATTGAAACATGATGATGGATCTAATGATTGCAATTTTGTCTGCGTCTTTATTGTCTTTACCCTCTTTCTTTCCTAGTGCATAACACCAAAGTCTCCACATATTACTCAAATATAGGTTTTACTTTTGGATTGAATTCTTCTCGAACTGCTTTCATAATTTCAGGGGGAACACCATAGTAACCCATGTGCATCCACACACAATCAATATAACGAAGATCCTCACGATCTGCGTTAAGAGTAGTCATATCACAATATTTAATAATATCAGATGGAACTTCAATCTGTTTCCAAGTGATAGGTTCAGTCACAAAAATCGGTAGCATGAATTACATTATCCCAGTCTTTTTTGAATTGTTCAAGTCCTTGATCTGTCAAGATATTATTATACATTTTCCAAAACACTGATGGAGGAATTGTAATAACATCAGCGCCTTGTCTTGCACAAAGTTCTACTTGTCTTACATCACGAATTGATGCGGCAAGTAACTTTGTACTCACATTGTTCCGTTTAAAGTAAGAACTAATGTTTTTGATTAGATCAACACCATCTACAGAGTTATCTAACCATCTCCCTACAAATGGTGAAACAAATGTTGCTCCAGCCTTTGATGCAAGAATTGCTTGTGACAATGAGAATACTAATGTGACATTAGTTTGAATACCCATGTCATTTAAAGTTTTACATGCCTTGAGACCTTCAACGGTACAAGGAACTTTGATGGTAATTTTAGGATCAATTGTATGATACTTACGAGCTTCTGTCAACATTTGCTCACAAGTATCTCCAACTACCTCTGTTGAGACACTCTCAAGATTAGTGAAGAGATAACACAATTCTCTTGCAACTTCATCGAGTTGTCTACCACTTTTAAAAATAAGAGTAGGATTTGTAGTAACACCGTCAATCAAACCAGTATCGTATGCTGATTTAATATCTTCAGTGTTAGCTGTATCAAGAAAGATTTTCATATATTCTCGTTAGATACAGATATATGTATCAATTCCTAACTTTATACCCATTCTTGATTAGCCATTCCTTTGTGAGAGGAGTGGGAGGATAATCGGGATTATTCCACATTTCACCACTAGCACAAGCTTGCAGTGCTTTCATCGTCATACCCTCTGTCAATCCTGCCCACTTTGCCTCAGCTTCCCAGGGAACTGCAGACTTTGGATATGTTTTTTCTACGATCTCTCTCCATACACCAGGAACCGATTCTTCTGGTTTGATAATGGCAATCATGGAGTTATTGATCGAACCAGCCATACAATCCTGAGCAGCATGCCATCCTTCATGTCTCATTACAGTCATGAGAACATTAGGACGATGAACAAATGCATCGTTCAGAAAGAAATTATTACCAACGGTATGATAAACCCCACGATGACCAGGTGGGAAATACTTTTGAGGTGACAAATATACTTTGACTCCAGATTGATTCAGTGCAACCATCATATTGTTGAACTCGTCCTCAATCAAAGTAAAATCAGTGGAAGGATACCTTTTCTCAAGATCAGTAATTGATTTTACCTGATTAATACCTTCAGTACATTCCTGAAGTAACATACAACCCATCGAATCATTCGAAAAGAATTCAACTTTAGGGTCAGCCATGGCTGGAGGGACGATCAACAGAGATAGTCCTAATAAAACACTTTGAATCTTCATGATTTGTCTCTCTAGTTTTAATATATTCCAATTCATGCCAATTATTTGAGTGGCAGACAACTAGAATATGATCATTACAGTGTATAGTATTTCTCACCACATTACAATAGGGTTTAGGTTTGACTCCCACCTCTATTGTGACATAATCATCACACTTAAAATAAACCCATCCCTCATCTATTTTGTTATAATGATGCCACCTGACGTAATCATTTACTTGAACATCAAACTTGTTCATCATTGGCATTAGGTAATCCGATGATAGAGAATGTTTCTTGTTGTTTAAAGTAAAGTTTGACATAACAACGGAGAGCCTTTTTGACCACCTCAATGTCTTTAATGTTTTCAATCTCACGAGAGATTTTTTCATAAGCAAAAGCCTTTGATGGTATTGTCAAAGATATTAAGGATGGATCTAAGTTTTCCACGTTATCCAAAAGCAGCCATAAGAGGATTAAGATTCAACTGCATGGCTGAATATGGAGTTGTATCTTCTGGTTTCACAACTTTACCAGGTTTTTGTGAGTTGATAGGAGCCCTGAATTCTTTTTTCTTTTGATCAAAGAATCCCCAAACAGAACTTGGTCGTTTATCTGTGTATGTAAATTGGGTGTCCAGATTTCGAATCCAGATACGAATAACTGTCTTTGAATACTCATCAGTCCAGTATTCGTATCCTTTTGGAGCTTTATGCGGAAATTTCATCAGTGATAGGTTCATTATATGAGTGAAGAAGATCAATAATCTTCTGTCTCAACACCATGAGTTCATCATAACAACTCTCTTCTCTTGCCGAAGCTCTGAGTTCAAAGTCTGGTTTATATACACTTTCAATAAAAAGATCAAGTGCTTTTTTTTCGGAATCAGTCATCAAATACTTTGCATTGTGGTGCAGACGGGTGACTGTCACAGAACTTATCTAATTGTTTGTCTTTATGACGCTCATGCCAATCATCAATTTTTCCTGAATTAGGATCAATTTCATCATCAGTGTGATCAACAATTCCGTGAAAATCTACTACGTATTCACTATATTTGTCGTTAGGATCTTTTTGAGCAGTCATTTTAAGTAAGAAAACTTTCGATTACTTCAGAGGGACCATCATCTGTCAATCCATATTTAGAGGACTTTTCAATGTTCTCTCTCAAATTACCATAATACTCTGGATACGATTCGTTGTCGGCATCAGAAATCAGATCAAAACATTCTTCTTCATCTTCGGCACGAACTACCCACAAACCACCATATTCTGATTGGGGAAATGGAACATAATGATCCACTACAAAAAGATACTTCATCTTCTCCTGTAAGTTACTTTAATACTATAAATGATTTAAACAGTTTTGTCAAGTTGGTTGTGACAGTTGTTCAACTGTCTTTCCAACTCATATTTTATTCCATGCAATTTGCCTTGAATGTAGTTTTCATACTGCATTCCCTTTGTTAATGCAAGAAGATTTTCCACTTGCACATGTGCAATTACAAGTTTTTGCTTGTTGTTCATCACCTGCATTATTAATGAGTTTTTGGACAAGGTAATCTGCAAATGCTTCCATTCTGTCTGGATGAATAGATCTAATCCCTCCATCCTTAACAGCATTTTCCATCGAATCAATCTCTTTTTGAGAAAGATTTTTACCCTTCGGCATTGTCATCGTTTCAACACTCAGTGGTTGAAATATTTACGCACTTCTTGATACTTTTCAACAGTATCTTCACCGTCCTTTACATTTATTTCATTCATGTAGGCAGGAGTCACTGTTTTTTCCCAAGCAACTTTAAACTTTTTATCAAAGTTCATTGTGTAGATTGGAATAAATGCATTAAGTGCTTTAGTGATTTGTAAAATTGCCTTTTGATCATTATTATTGACTGCTTCTTGAAGAAGTTCAGTCAAAAACTCAATAGTACCAATTTTAGTGAATGATTGTTCCAAATCATTCATTGAAGTCCAGATTTCATGATAAGTCATTTGATAACCATCCAGTTGGGATCAGATTCTTTTTGAAGCCAGAAAGAGTATTTTCCAGAAATAGAACTCAAGAACATACAATCATCCTTCTCTTGTTCCACACGACAACTATGTAGTTCATTCATAAGATTGTGGAACCTGTTTTTTGCCTTAGAGGACTTAGGTTGAACACAGACGAATTTGCTTTTCATGTTTCTATTGGTTGTCAAGTCAATTATAGGGTATCAGAGACCTGAAGGGGGGTTCAGTAGACACTTCTTAAACTGTACTACGTCCCCCTTACGGGGGTCTACGACCTCTCATTTTAATCTCATTCTGGTATTATATTTGATACTACTTTGTCTTCGACGTTCCTTTCTCTCCTCGTCTGTAAGGTTCAGACCATGGTTAGGTAAGTTTTTAAGGGACGACTTCAATCGACCCCTTACAAACCCTTCTGGTTGTACATCAGACATCTTTTCATCGGTCCCGTTGTTCCACCACTTGAAACTTCTCTTGATTTCTTTAGAACTTTCTTTACAGGGTTTCGGTCGTCCCTTCTGGACCATACTCATTCGTTTTAATGTTTCCTCAGAGTTAACTCGACCCGACGACCCTTCACCACCTTCAGTTTGATTTCTTAGCATACCTGTACCAACATCCTTTCGACCAAGAACATGTATCATATACCGTTCATGTCTGATACTTTCTTCTTCTGTAAGGTTAGTTTTTAAATATTTTCTTCTTTCTTTAGGGGGGACACCACATAAATGACTTGTTTTAGAGTGTATCCGATACCCTGTACCCTTACCAATGTAATAGGGGGTTCCATCCTCCCTACAATACATGTAGGTGTAATAGCTATTCATTACATCTTATACTCGACAATACTATTTAGAAGTGTTGTCAAACAAAAACCCCCCAGAGGGGGGTTTTTCATCTATGTGTCGAGTATAGACGTTCTATTTATTTGTCTCTAATAAGGTCTTATAGTATCCTTATCTTCTCTGACAAACCTAGTCTAATCGACATTTTTATACCTGTCAAGTAGTTCATCCTCTTGAAAGTATGTACACAGTTCACACCTAGGTAAACCGAGTAAGTGTTGTTTCATGTGTGTCAGTTCGTGAAAGAGAGTTTTATCATGTTCATCACCCTCAAGATTCTCATCAATTTGGATGATAAACTCATTGTCTTCTTCCCTCATACACCAACCATCAACACCCTCATCAGATAGGTCCATATAAACCACTGTGAGGTCAATTGAGTGATCAGGTAGATATTCACCCATAAACCAGTGTAGAAGGGGTTTACAAGACGCTACAGGATTCCAGGAGGGTACAACTTCAATTGAATGCATATGTTAGTCCTTGATAAACAACACGGGTTCCCCAGTGTAGAAACCAGACGAATGATGAAATAAACAAAAGTTTCTCTTTAGAAGTCATTGTGATTCGTGATCCTCATCATCCAAGAATGACAGTGTCAGTATCAAAAAGAATCCTAGAATGAGTGATCCGACACCAACTATAAGAGGTAGCAAGTGTGTTCTCCTTGGTAACTGAAGATACTATAAGACCCTGCAGGGTCGCTACAGGGTCTTGATGTGACAGTTTTTGGATTGGCTTAAACTGATTTCACGTTATCTGTTTGATGGTGGGACTAGATAATCCTCCGAATTAAACAGGTTTAGGCGTGTGAGTATTTATTATTACGCTACCAAATAATGACCAGAAACCATGATACTTATACCTGTTTTAGTTAAATCATCAAATGTCAAATTAGTTCCATATCTTTGTAGCACTAACTCGTCAGAATTTGGTTGACTTCTAATTATTAATTCATCTTTGTAAGTGCTAAATCCTATAAAATTCCAAAAACTCATGGCACTATATGAAGGATTGCCATTAACTGCATCAAATGGAAGTCCTTGGATAATAATAGAATTTGTTGTTTCTGTTGTTGTTATATTTCCACTTATCCACAAATTAAAATATACCCTGTCGCCAATTTTTGTATATGCTCCCACTCTTGTTGCTGGTTGAGAAGAAATATTGGCAGTGCTTCCAGTAGAATTTGCAAATTCTGGCGTAAACGCCCCTTCCTCATAATCGTCCAGAAGGGCA